CCCACCTGCGGTTTATTGTATAGAGGTGTAGCTCAATTGGTAGAGCAACGGTCTCCAAAACCGTGGGTACAGGTTCGAGTCCTGTCATCTCTGTAACCCTGTTTCACCGAAGGGCTGCGTTCCTACGTGGTCTCCGTAGTAGGTGAAATGGGGTAATCCATGTATTGGGGTAGTGGCGGAATAGACGGTTTTGTGGGAATATATACGCTATAATATATTTGAGGTGACAAATAATGGTTATTTCCGAAAAGCATAAAACCGGCACGGTTAGTGAGTTGGTTGCTGCATCATATTTTGTTCGAAATAACTATATTGTATCAAAACCTATTACAGACTTTCATGAATACGACCTAATCGTGGACGATGGGACTTTGAAGAGAGTTCAAGTAAAAACCGCTTACTGGGATAACAGCAAAAAGCGATATTTGGTAAGTTGTGTTACTTCACACATAAGAGGTAATGAGAAGAGATACAACAAGAAATACAGCGAAGGTTCATTTGATATCTTATGTGCTGTTGAACATAAAACAAATTCCATTTATTTAATACCTGCGGAAAAGATCATTGGAAGAAGAAGTATAACTCTTTATCCAGAAGGGAAACCAGAAACGGTAAATAGTAGGTACGAGGATTTTGAACAATATAAAGTGCAGTAGACGCTTAGCACAAGGTTTACTATGCCACCTTTATGGTCGCATGTCATGGGAAGCCGGTAAGAGCATGGCGGTTTGAGCCCGAAATGCGAAGGTGCTAACCATGCAGGGTGCAAATCCCTGCCTACCCCATTACAACGTCCTGTTACGTTGCAGGCACTTCCCCGATTATACGGGATTAACAATTTAATATAAAAAAACTTCAGATCCGGTATTCCGTAACCAATAAATGCTGATTATTGGATTTAACATGTATGTCGCTTTAAGGACGATAAGTTAACTCGGCGTATGAAGGCGGTATGATGCGTCGCGTTTAGTTTTTTTAAAGTGTGGCATTTTAGCCACTCTTATTTTATTACATTTTTATCAACCATTTTATTTGAAGTTCACCTTGTTTTTTTGTTGTCTACAAGGTGAGTTTCAAATGGAATGGTTGTTTGTCGAAAAGGAGGGATGTGAAATGTCTAAACCCACGAAACAGACTTGTACATGTTGTGGAAAGTCAAAAAGTTTGAGTGAATTCTACATGTCCTATTCCCCTTTCCACAAACATACGGGTAGATTGCACATCTGCAAAAAATGCTTATTTGATTATATAGATGATGACATTGATAAATTGATTGATGCTTTAAGGAGAATTGATAGACCTTTTTAACAAGATTTATTTAATTCTTCTCTTGAAGAGTCGGAAAAAACTGGAACAAACGTAATTAGTTTGTACTTTAAAAACTTGGGATTAAGTCAAAATAGGGAGTTAACGTGGAAAGATAGTCAGTTTGAAGGGTATTCTGATCCTTCGTTGGCTGTATATGATGATGATAATGAAGAATTGACTGAATCAGATTTGGTAAAAATTTGGGGTAAACAATCACCCGAAGATTACGCGTATTTGGAGAACTTTTACAGGGAATATGCAAGATATTATTCTACAGATACCCCATCGCAGGTTAATTTGTACAGAAATATAGCCAAGGTTCACTTACAAGCTGAAAAACAACTAGCACAAGGAAGGATTAAAGAGTTTAAGGATTTAATGGAGTTATCCTCAAAATTGCATAACGATGCTGGAATTAAACCGATACAGTCCAGTGCTATGGATGACGCTAAGGGAGTGTCTACTTACGGTTTATGGATTAAGGAAATTGAGGAAAATGAACCATGCGAATTCTTTGAGAAAAAACCCGTTTATGAGGATTTCGATAAATTCAAGAAATATTGGGAAAATTGGTTCGTTCGTCCGTTCAAAAATATATTTAACCTGTCACGAGATTTTAATGTTGAGGATGATTAATAATGGCAGGTTATCAGAATTTTGTACCAGATGCTTATAAACACAAAAAGGGTACTAATTTATTTAAGAAGCGAAAAAATGTATCGAAATTGAAGGATTTTCAAACTAAAGATGAACGGATGAGAACACAGATAAAGAAATGGACAACGTTTTATAGGTTAAATATACATAGATTTGTTGAGCATTATTTTGGAATTCAGTTGTATCTGTTTCAGAAGATACTCCTGTTTTTTATGAATATAAACACATTCTTTATGTTGGTGGCTGCAAGAGGTGCCTCAAAATCGTTCTTAATTGCCATATTCGTTTGTGCAAGATGTGTTCTTTACCCAGGAACAAAAGTCGTAATTGCTAGTGGAGTGAAAAAACAGGCAAAGTTAATTATAACTGAAAAAATAGAAAAGGAGTTATATAATAGATACCCTAATTTGGCTCGTGAAATTAAACAGATAAAAACATCAGCCAATGAAGCTACCGTTATTTTCCATAATGGATCATCTATTGAAGCGATTACTGCAAGTGATACTTCACGTGGCTATCGTGGAAATATATTGATTTTAGAAGAGTTTCGTTTAATTGATGAAAATATATTGAAAAGTGTTTTAAAACCAATTCTAAACGTAAATCGTCAACCTCCTTATCTTAAGAAAGAGGAATATAAACATTTAGCTGAGGAAAATATTGAGATTTATATATCATCTGCATGGTATACCGATCACTGGATGTGGAACGCTATGAAAGCGGCTAGAGATCGGATGCTTAAGGGTATGGATACGGTTATATTTGCACTTGATTATTTGGTATCCATACACCATGGTTTGCTAAGTAAGAAACGTGTTCGCGAAATGCGTGAAAGCCCAGATTTCGATGAAATATCTTTTCAGATTGAATATGAAAACATTATGTATGCCCAAAGTTCTAATGCTTTATTCAAATTAAAAGATATAAATAAAAACAGAAAATTGAAAAATGCTTTCTACCCTATTAAGAATGTTGAGTATGTCTCTCAAAAAAATAAACGAAAACCCAAATTACGTGACGGTGAGATAAGAATTCTTGGTGTTGACGTTGCTTTGATGGGGGGTAAAGAAAACGACACCACAGTAATAACCTGTATGCGCTTGATACCCAATGGAAATCACTACTTAAAGAAAGTCTCTTACATCGAAACTTTAGAAGGTGCTCATAGTGAGACACAGGCGATAAGAATCAAACAATTATTTGAGGATTTCCAAGCTAGTTACGTTGCACTTGATACGCATGGAAACGCCATGTCGGTTTATGATGAGTTGGTCAAAGTGAATTATGACGAAGAGCGCGATGTTGAATATGAAGCATGGTGTTCTTTTAATGATGAAGAGATGATGAAAAGGGCGAAAACCCCTAACCCATTACCCGTCGTATTTTCTATTAAAGCTGGCGCAAGAACCAACCATGAAATAGCTACTTATTTGCGAGCGGATTTGCAGAATTCAAATATAGAATTATTGGTTAGTGAGATTGAAGCTAGAGATATACTTTCCGACAAAAAATATTTTCAGGAAGCTGATCCCGAAGAACGTGCTGAATACTTGCGTCCTTTCGTTCAAACCACGATGCTTGTCAATGAATTGGTTAACTTAGATCATGATATTGTTGGTGGATATATAAAAGTCAAAGAGAAGTCCGGTAAACGAAAAGACCGATACAGTAGCTTGGGTTACTGTAACTATTTAGCGAGATATTTGGAAAATGAGAAATTGAAGTCTGAATACAACAGTATTGAATTTGATGATTCGGTGGTTATTTTTTGATTCGTAACAGAAAGGCGGTGAGAAGATGTCAGATGGTATACAGATCCGGGAACTATCCGAAGAAGATGTCGATAGAATGATCGGCGAATACATTGGACATATGAGTTCGTTAGTAGAAGTGGTTGCATCTGGATTATACAATCAGGGATTAATAAGGGAAGTTGATGTGAGACAATTAAAGGAATACTTCTCCAATCCCGATAATCATCAGGAAGAAATTCGCAGATTGGCTGAATATTATTATATATCTTCAGCCGAAGTTCATCAGTTGTATGTTTTAATAGAATCATTGCCCAGTCTCAATTATAAGATAAATTCATATGAAAAATCGGAGAATCATGATCGTTATCTAGTTAGTCTACAAAAAATATTAAACAAAATCAAACACAAGACCTTGACAAGGGATATTCTCAAACAGTTAACCACCGCTGGAACATTGATTGGAATATGGTTAGGCGACAATAGAAATCCGTATCCTTATATTTTTGATAATCTTGACTATGTTTATCCCGCTTACCGCAAGAACGGAGAATGGGTTGCCCAAATTGATTTACGGTAA